GGGCATCAAGTCCTCGGTCGGCGCGGCCGACGCGGACCAGCGCGCGCGCATCATGGTGCAGGCCCTGAATCTGCCCAAGGACCAGGAGCAGGCGCTGTTCGCGGACGCACAGAAGATGAGCGGCGAACTGGGCTTTGTGTCAACCAAGGACGTCATCGATTCGAAGATGTCGGCGATCTCGTCGCTGGGCTACAACAATACCGGCGTGATCGACGCCACGCTGGGCCAGGCCATCAAGGCTGCAAATAACATGGAATTGCTCGGCGCCGGTCACGGCGACCTGCAGTCCACGCTGCGCAACATCTATGGCGTGACCGAAATGCGTCAGCAGACCGCCGATCCGGCCGCGATGCTGAAGACCTTCGACCTGCTCAACAAGGCCATGATCGGCACGGCCGGCAAGGTCAATCTGGCCGACGTCGAGACAGCGCTGCGCCGCGTGGGCGCGGGCGCGTCCTCGCTGTCGGACGAAGGCCTGGTCAACATGATTGGTCTGATCGACCAGTTCAAGGTCTCGGGCGGCGACGGCGGCTCGGGCGGCGGTGTGTCGACCGTCGGCACGATCGTCAAGATGATGCAGGCCTATGCCACTGGCAAGACCAAGTCGAACAAGGCGGTCGAGGAGTTCGTCGGCGCAGGCATTCTCGACGAAAACGGCCTGGACCTGGGCAAGGACGATGCGCACGTTTTGAAAGACGCCAAGAACGGCAAGTTCAAGAACGTCGAAATGTGGATTCGCGACCCGATTCGGGCCATGCAGGACATGGTGCCGCAGATCGTCGCCTATACCCGCAAGAACAAGAGCAAGTTCTACCAGAACGGCGCGGACGACGCCGACACGCGCAACCAGATGCTGGCGGTTCAGCAGTACTTGCAAACGCTGGGAATCACACAGTCCGCGGTCCAGGCCGTCACCGCCGTCGGCACGCCCGCCGCGCGCGAGCGTCTTGAGCATCAAGCCGTCACCATCAATCGCGCCGACACGGTCGACCAGACGGCGGACCGCCTGAAGAAAAGCTACACCGGCGAAGTGAAGGCGTTCGGCGCCCAGTTGTACAATTTCAAGATCATCATCGGCGACACGCTGCTGCCGTCCCTGACCAAGCTGCTGGAATACGCCAGCAAGTTCGTCATCGCGTTCCGCGACTTCGGCCAGAACAACCCTATCGCCACCACCGTCAGTACGCTGGCATCCGGCGTCGGTGGCCTGGTCCTGTCGGTCAAGGGCTTCCTGTCGATGTTCGGCACGGCCGGCTTCATGGGCGTGCTGCGCGCGTTCGTCGGCATCGCGCCGACCGCCGCCGGCGGCGCGGGCGCCATCGCGGGCGGCCTCACGCTGCTCGGCAAGGCGTTCAAGACGCTGGCCGCGGTCATGCTGGCCTGGGATATCGGCACGATGATCGGCGAGTGGCTGTCTGCGTTCAAGGTGGGCGGCCTGGCGATCGGTCAGTACGTCGAGAACATGTTCACGGTGATGGAATACCGCATCAAGAGCCTGATGCTGCTCAGCGAAGAGTGGGCGGCGAAGTCGCGCGGCTTCTTCCACCTGGACGACAAGCGCGAGACGGCCGGCAAGCTGGCCGACATCGCCGAGCGCCGCGTCGACCTGGAACAGCGCGAAATCTGGATGTGGAGCGATCCGGACGACGGCAAGAAAAAGCCGGCGAAAAAGACCGCGGCCGCAGGCGCCGAAGCGAAGGTGGGCGCACCGACCCAGAGCGTCAACGACGTCCTGGCCGCGCGTATGAAGGATGCGGCCGCGGGCGCTGGCCGGCGCAAGGACCGCGATCCGCTGAACCAGGCGCTGGGCGAAGAAGAAGGCAAGATGAATGCCGCCAAGACCAAGCTCGATGCGCTGGTCGCCGGCGGCGAGACGCTGGAATCGCTGCGCCAGCAGGCGGTCGATCTGGTCGAGGGCAAGCGCAAGGCGGGTGATTATTCGGTCAACCACGACAAGGACAAGAACCCGGCCGCGGACGACCCGCGCATCAAGAAGCTCAAGGAAGAGACGTTCCAGGCCATGCTCTACAACGAGCAGATCAAGGCCGTCACGTTCGCCAATGAGCGTGTCGCCGCGAGCGAATTGGAAGCGAACGCTGCCATGAACGCGCTGGAAAACGGCGGTCTGGCCAAGCAGACTGACGCGTTCAAGGCGCTGAGCAAGGAAATGGAGCGCGCCGAGCAACGTCTGGGCGCCGGCACCGAGGCGTTCCAGAAATGGAATATCGCCAAGGCATCCGCGCTGTACGAGCAGGCGCGCGCCGACGACACGACCTTCGCGCTGAGCTACGTCGACAAGAACCGCCAGAGCAAGGCCCAGCTGGCGACGACCGAGCGTGAGCGCATCCGCATGCAGCAGGAGGCGGAACATGCGGCCGAGGACGCGCAGATGAAAGCGCGTCGCAGCGCGCTCGACAAGACCTACGAGGACAAGCGCAGCGCCATCTTCGGCGCCACGCTGGGCGACGACTCCGGCATCCAGAGCGAGCAGCAGCGCTATGAACTGCTGGATGCGCTGGACGCGAACTACCAGCGCACCAAGGATGACGCCGACAAGCAGTACAGCGAGCGCCGCAAGCTGCGCGCCGAGGAAGAAGCGCGTGCGCTGGAGTCGGCAACGGCCAATATGGCGCGCGAGTGGAAGGACGTGGGCAAGGCGGTCGACGACATCGGCGCTTCGGCCGGCAACAGCTTCGTATCCATGCTGACGAATTCGCTGTCGACCGGCCGCCTGGCGGTGGGCGACTTCATCCGCGGTGTGCTGATGGATATCGCCAATGCCAAGCTGAAGGAAACCCTGGCCGATCCACTCAACGGCGTGATCACGCAGGGTACGGACTGGCTCAAGAACAGCGTGTTCGGCGGTCAGGGCGCCGGCCAGGCCGCGGCAACCGCCGAGCGCACCAGCGCGGAGATCAGCGCGACCGCGGCCACGACGACGTTCTCGGCCACGATCATGACTGAAGCATTGCCGGCGTTGCAAATGCTGGCGAGCAGCGCGGCCCAGGCGGCAGGCGGCAGTGTGATCGGTTCGGTGGCCAATTACCTGTTCGCCGACGGCGGCATCATGACCAGCATGGGTCCGCTGCAGCTGCGCAAATACGCCAACGGCGGCGTGGCCAACAGCCCGCAAGTGGCGATTTATGGTGAGGCAGGCCCGGAAGCATACGTGCCGCTGCCGGACGGGCGCACGATCCCGGTCACCATCAACGGTAGCGGTATGGGCGCGGGCAACGTGCAGGTCAACGTGATCAACCAGACGTCCACGTCGGTCACCGCGCAGCAGGGCGCACCGCGCTTTGATGGCAAGCAAATGATTCTCGACGTGGTACTCACGGCGGCGACTTCCCCGGGCTCATTCCGCTCGGGTCTGAAAGAGGCGATGAAATAATGACGAATCCGGTTTTCCCCACCCTGGCCCTGACGAAAGGCGGCCAGGATTCGACCCAGTTCTCGATCAAGCCCGAGGATGTGGCGATCAAGTCCGAAATCGAGGGTGGCTACGTAACCTCGCGCGCGCGCCACACGCGTACGCCGCGCAAGACCTTCGCGACCGGCTACAAGAGCATTTCGGACGCCGACCGCCAGGCCCTCGTCGGCTTCTACAACACGGTCGGCGGCGGCTCGGTCATTTTCGACTGGACCGATCCGGTCGATCAGATCACCTATCAGGTGCGCTTCGACGGCGATCTGACGTTCCGCTACGTGGGCGTGGGCGCGACCAAGCTGTGGGACGTGTCATTCCAGCTGCAGCAGGCGTAAAGCCGACCGATTGATCAGTCAGCAGTGACTAACGTATAATCGCCGCATGACTACCTCTCTTTCCGTCGCCAGCATCATCGAGAAGAACCGGCTTTCTTCCGAGGTGCCGTGGCTTATCCTGCTTGATATTGTCGTCGTCGACCCGTCTACGCTGACGACCGTCGAGACCCTGAACCTGGCGCGCAACCCCGACCCGGTGACGTACAACGGCGCTACTTACGCGCCGGCGGCGTTCGACATCGAACTCAAGTCGCAGGCTGGCGAGCAGCAGACCATTTCGCTGTC